GACTTCGCTTCTCTTTTTATTTTGAGGAGATGATCAGTGTGAAACGAATAGTAGACCAAGTAATTTATGAAAAGCATGTTAGCCAAGAAAACAAAAACCTAGTCAAAGATTTTCTAATTGAAAAGAAAGCACAAGGGAAAGCGGCAAGCACTTTACAGCAATATCATTGGGATTTACGAATTATTTTGTTTCTATTACATCAACACTTCGAAAATAAAAATCTAATTGAATTAACACGTAAGGATATTCGAAACTTATCTATTATTTTTCAAGAGCTGGGAATGTCTAATGCGCGTGTAAATGGACTGATGAGTGCATTAAGGTCCGCGTTAGAGTTTTGTGCGGATGATGACGACTATGATTATGAATTTAATGTAGGTTCACGGGTTAGAGGATTACCTAAAAATCCAGTCAGAGAAATCACTTTTATAACTGAAGAACAAATTGAGTGGTTAATCGATGAATTACTTGAACAAGAGAAATATATGTTAGCAACCTATTTAGCGCTTTCTTATTACAGTGCAGCAAGGAAGAATGAGGTGTACCAAGTTCAAAAAGAAGAACTGACAGAACGTTACTTTACAAACGTGGTACGTGGTAAGCGAGGTAAGAAATTCAGATTGTATTACAATCCGCGAGTACAGAAATGTATTCGTTTATATATAGAACAGCGTGGTAAAGATGCTATTCCAGATTTGTTCGTACGAGTTTATAAGAATGGTGAGCGAAAACTTTTAAATAAGAGTGCATTTAATTACTGGTGCAAGATATTCGCTAAGATGCTAAACGAAAAAGAAGGTAAAGAATATAAAATTAATCCTCACTGTTTTCGTCATAGCAGATTAGATAATTTAAAGGTACAAGGTGTTCCACTTGAAAAATTAAAATCGCTTGCTAATCATTCTGATATTTCAACAACTGAATCTTATCTGAAGGATAGAAGTGAAGAAGATATTGCAGAGATATTTGGCATGGATCCAAGTTTCTTTGCAGCATAAAAAGGAGTGAAGAAATGACAATTGAAGTAGGAGTACTTATCGCAATAGCGTCAGCATTGATAGGATATATGTCTTATTCACTGAATCGCTCGAAAGAGATTAAGTCAGATGGTAGACAAGGGGCAGAAACAAACGCGAAATTGGAGTACATCAGTAAAGGAGTTGATGATATTCGTATTGATTTAAAAGCAAATGAAAAGCAAATGATTGTACTTGGAGAGCGTATTACAAGGGTTGAAGAGAGTGCCAAACAAGCGCATAAACGCCTAGATAATGTAGAAAAGGAGATAAATTAGTTATGAATCAATCAAAAGAAAATATAAAAAAACGATTCCGCAACTGGAAAACATGGGTTGCGGTTTTTTCTTTGCTTGGATTTTTATTTACAAAGTTCGGTGTACCAGAAGCTAAGAGTTTCTTAGATGAGCTGGCACCTTATTTATTATCTGTGGGTATAGCATTAGGTATTTGGTCTGATCATGATGTAAATAGCGAAGGAGACGATAAATAATGGGTTACATTGTAGATATTTCAAAATGGAATGGTAATATTAATTGGCCAGTAGCAAAGCAATACATTGATTTCATCATCGCTCGTGTACAGGATGGTTCAAATTATGTAGATCCATTGTATAAAGGATATGTACAAGCAATGAAGCAACATGGTATCCCTTTTGGTAACTATGCATTCTGTCGTTTTGTTTCTGAAAATGATGCGCGTATAGAAGCGCGTGACTTCTGGAACCGTGGAGATAAGAGCGCAACAGTCTGGGTGGCTGATGTAGAAGTAAAAACAATGGATGATATGAGAGCAGGGACACAAGCGTTTATCGATGAATTACGCCGATTAGGAGCTAAAAAAGTAGGTTTATATGTCGGTCATCATATGTACGCTCCTTTTGGCATGGCGAATGTAAAAGCTGATTTTGTATGGATTCCACGATATGGTGGTAATAAACCAGCATATCCTTGTGATATTTGGCAATACACTGAAACGGGCAATGTACCTGGTATTGGCAAATGTGATTTAAATTCTCTAATCGGTAGCAAACCGTTATCTTGGTTCACAGAAAAAGAACGACCAGAACAAGTAGATTCAAATGGCGGCTATCAATATGTTAAATCAGGTGGATTTGGTATTTCGATGGCTCAAGAAGTTCTAAACGCCATGAATGAGCGTGGAATTAAAGGGAAAGTTATTTCGGACCCTCTAACTGGAGTGGCGTACTTACAAACCGAAGTTTTACCAAATGGTGAGCTCGATAAGATCACAGCTTGGATGGACGAAAGACCTGAAGGTAAATGGTTTTACGAGTATATTAAAAAATAAAACAAAAGAATAGTTTAATAAAAACGAAAGCCGTCCTATTGGGCGGCCTTTTTTTATTTGAATTCAACATAATATTTATTATTAATAATTCCAAACGCCACTTTTCTTGGGAAGGGTTTGTATCCTTCTAACACTGCGTTCATACAGTGCTGAACCCATTTTTCTAATTCTATTGGTAAGCGATACGCTTTAACGCTCCCATCACTATTTTTAATTGTTGCTACTTGTATGACGGTCCTTGACATTGTAATTCTATTCATTGAAACCGCTGCAACGTCGTCCTTTCCGGCAGTACCAACACTAAGAACTTCATATACTGGCGCGTCTTCTTCTTTAAGAATCATAGGTATGTTCAAATACTCAAAATCATTGATATCATCATAAATAATAGCTCCAACTTGGTTTCTTCTTACTATATCCTTCGCCATATTCATCCCTCCTTTTTCTAATCATATCGGAATGTATTTGTTAATGCTATTCCGTTTTTTTGTTCTTATCACACAGAATATACGTTCTTTTGAAAGAATGAAAATAGCCCCGTTTTTCACGAAGCTACATCCAAAAATCATCGTAATGAACATCTTTATTTGTTATCTTTTTCAAAGCTCTCACAATCTTTTGTGCGTTCTTCATTGTTGGTGCAAATGCATCTCCCTGACATATGCGACTTATTGTAGATTTACTTACCCCACTTTTTTCGGCTAGTTCTTGCTGAGTAACGCCGTTTTTATCTAAAAAGCGAGCTATCTTTGAACGTCTGCCTTTCCCTAAGTTAAGCCAATTCATTTTGATCACTCCTGTATTTAATCCATTAGTACAAGAATGTCCAAAAATTTTATTTTTAAAACCTCCAGAAAATTGGAATGTTAATCAAGCAGTATGAAATACCTTTTACCATACCAAACAAATTACGATTCTCAGTTCCGAATTAATAGCCTTTTAAAACTTCGTTTTATCTATTCCGAATAGAATTCGTTCACAGAATGCTGCTTCAGACATTACAAGATTAGTATTTTCAATGATTCATAATGGTTTTTATCTCTTCTAAACTTCAGGGACTATTCTTGCAGAATACATAAAGAAGGGTGGTGTCAGTTTGTGATATTTGAGTTAATAAGTTCAGCTGCTGTCGGTGGTGTAGTCTTTCTATCGAAAATGCATCAAAAAGGAGCAACAAATGATGCCTCTAAGATCCAAAGGATTTGTGCGAACTGTGGATTGAAAGTAAAAGAGGGAAAAGAAACCAGGACTATACAGCTACTCCGTAAGACAAGAAATGATTGGGGAACTGAATATGCGTATAGGATTCCGCTTGGTCTTAGCTTCTCCGATTTCGAACAAAAGATGCAACATTTAGAGGACGGATTAAATCACAAGAGCAAAGTTTACGATTTTAAACTACAAGACTTCAAATCTCTTCGTTTGCGAAAAGATATCTTAAAACAAATACAAAACATCATAAACAAGAAAAAACTCGTTAGAAAGGAAATTGAGCTGTCTTACGATGGTTTGCTGAAAATACGAGTTTATGAGAAAGGGATTCCTGATTTTGTGAAGTTTGAGGAAGACATGATGAGGCAGTGTAGAGGATGGGAAGTCCCTATCGGTTATACAAGGGATGGGTTAGTAAAACATGACTTTGATCAGCTATCTCATATGATTTCTGCCGGTATGACGGATATGGGGAAATCAAATGTACTAAAGCTTATCATTACATCTCTGGTACGCAACCAATCAGAAAATATAAATCTATTCCTAATCGATTTGAAGGGTGGTCTCTCTTTCAACCGATACAGATTCTTAAATCAGGTCGAATCAATTGCGAAGAATCCAGAGGAAGCCCTAGAGACTCTAAGGGAATTGCAAGATAAACTGAATGCTAGAAACGAATACTTACTAGAAAAAGGATTCGAAGATATAAAAGAAGCCGGAGATCCAGTGCGATACTTTGTAATCGTGGATGAAGCAGCCGACTTAGCACCATATCAGGAGTGCAAGGACATCATTGTTGATATAGGTCGTCGTGGCAGGGCAGCGGGATTCCGCTTGGTATATGCAACGCAATACCCAACTAATGAAGCTTTGCCATCGCAGTTACGACAAAACATAGGCGCTCGTGTTTGCTTTAGATTACAGACAGAAGCAGGGAGCCGTGCTGTGCTAGACGAGGGCGGCGCAGAGAGTCTTCCCAATATAAAAGGAAGGGCAATATACCAAACAAACGAAAAGAAGGTCTTACAGACTGTCTATATCGATAATAAGCAGATTGATAACATCATAAAGCCGCATATCAACATAAGAGCGAGGAAGGAGCATGAAGATGCAAAAACTAGCCATGAAGGAACAACGCTTAGAAAACATACTCTTGAGCTTGAAGAAGTTGGGATTTTTAAGTAGGAAGCAAATCCAGGTGCTTCATGATCTTGGCGGTGACAGGAATGCTTCTCGTGTCATGAAGGGGCTTGAAGAATATGTGTCTAGCTTTAGGGATGGTGAGAAAATTTTCTATTTGAACAAGGAAGGGCGCGAACGTATCGGGAGTAAGAAAATACTCAAGCGTTCGAATCAATTTCGCCACTACATTATGAGGAATGACATCTATATCGCTTACGAATGCCCGAAAACGTGGAAGCAGGAAGTGAAAATGAATGTAAAAGGTATCGTTTCCATAATTGCAGATGCACTATTCACTGATAATGGCCGTTATCACATTGTAGAGGTGGATCACGAGCAAAAGATGAGTGCGAACCGTATCAAGATGCAGAAGTATCGCAAATTAATGGAATGCAATGTATTTGAAAAACCACCTAAATTTATTTGGTACACCACGACGGAATATAGAAGGAAGCAACTCCAGAAACTTTGTGAAGGGTTGGATTGCAACATATTTACGGTTACTGATTTCCATTAAAAATAGGGAGATGGTCCATATGGCAACAGAGACAATGAGCATCAAAGATTTTATGGATGGTAACTATGGAGCTAAGAAAAAGTGGAGCTTGTTCAAAAAGAAAGCAAAAAAATACGCACCTGTCGCAGTGCGAGTAAGTATAGTAATCGGTAGTGCTATTATATTCAGCAACATTATAGATATTCCTCACGTATTTGCTGATGGAAATAATCCAGATGTGAATGAAGTATTTAAAGATGTGCAGTCCAACGATGGAAAGATAAAAAATTATATAGATGGCCAACTGTACAATCGTATTGTAAATGCGTTTGAGCCGGTTATTTTCTTGATTAAAGCAGTGTCCTATCCAATTGCATCCGTTGTAGCGTTATGCGGCGGGCTGTTCATTATGGTTGGTAGCCAGGAACGAGGCTTCTCGTTAATAAGTCGTGCAGGGATTGGCTATATAGTTGTTCAAATGATTCCGCTGTTCATGAGATTACTTGTTGAAATAGCAAAAGCAATTTAATTGCAACTCCATATCGCTTAATACAAGGGGAGGATTAAAATAATTAATAAAAAACATTGGATGCGTGCAGATATCATTGGTTGTAATAATCGACTGTGGATTAATGGTGATAGTGGGGCTGTATATAGAAGTATAGACAAGAAACGATGGATGTGGAGAAATAATATAGTTAATGCAAATAGCATAAATGACGCTGAGAATATCATGAGATTACTTGATTTATGTCCAACAAAGCATAATAGAATGTTTTTATGTTTGATGAAGAAGTAACTCTTCCCTAACTAAACTGCACACCCAATTGTACGGTCGAAGATAGGAAGAGTTACAGGGGTAACAGGCAATATACATGTTATGAATCAAATACGAGATATATAATCAAAAGCCCTAAACTGGGCTTTTTTCTTTGCAGGAAAATCCTAACCATCATGGAATACTGTCACTAGGAGGTGTTGTGACGTTATGACGGACGAAATTGTTTATTCTGCTAGTGAAGTATATAAAAGGCTAGGAATAAGTGATAGCACCCTTAGAAAGTACATGGAAGTATTGTCGCGAGAAGGATTCGCAGTGAAGAAGAATAATCGTGGCAGACGCCAGTACACAGACAGTGACATTATGGTGATTGAGAAGTTAATTGAACTGAGTAAGCATGACGGTATGACGCTAGAGAAGGCAGCGAAGATGATTGCACAGCAAATAGAGAAGGTTAATCCAGATCTGATTCAAGAAGAGGCTGAGGAAACGGATTTAGTGCCATTCCACATTAAACAGCAATTACAGGAACAGTACAGCGTTATGGCGCAAGAAATGAATCAGAGTATGTTAGCGATGGAGAAACGATTGAGTGAGCAGGCGAAGCAGAGTAACGAGGAAATAAAGGCGAGCGTAGAAGCGCATAATGAACGAGTGGAAAAACGATTGGAAGCGCGGGATGAGACGCTTATGAAAACGTTGCGCGAGATGCAGGAAACGAAGAGATTGATGCAGGAGTTTCGTGATGAGGTTGCTGCTGCGAAAGAGAAGAAAAAGCCTTGGTGGAAGTTCTGGTGAGAGACAGAAAAAGAAGTATCCTAAATGTAAAACATGGATACTTCTTTTTTCTTATTTATTCTCTAATGTTTCATAAAGACGCTTGTACATATCTTTATATGCTTCAGAATGACGATTAGCTAGATGGGTGTCTACAAAACTTTCAACAAGCATATCAATGATATTGTTAATTGACGTTTTCTCCATGCCCTCTTGTTCTTTAATGAATGGTTTAAGGGTATTGAGTTTTAACAAAACAGCAGGTGAAATTTTAGCTGTTTTAGATGGAACTAAACGTTGATCCGGTTTCTCTGGTGTTTGTATTTCCTTTTCTGTGTTAACAGGATTAAGTTGGGCAGTTAAATCTGAAGCCTCGGTAATAGGTGTTACAGTTACTATAAAAGATTTACTTTTATTTTCCAAAGGTACCACTCCTATTTTGATTTTTATAATTTTATAAAAGTATAACTTTATAATTTTATAAAATTATAAATGAATTTATTTAGAGAGGAATAAAGTTTAACTTCATTCCTACTCTCGACTTTTCTTCACTTCAAGTACTTGTTTTACAGCATTTTTTACTAATTTTTGTTTTGGAGCAGGTAATGAAGCAACTTTTTCTTCGATTAACATATTTATAACTTCATAAATTTTCATATCTTCAATTGTAGCCAGCGTGGATATTGCTGTATGCGTTTCTAATGAGACACGGAAAGATTTTGGCAACTCTTTTGTAGTAAGTTTTCTCTTAGGTTTTTCAAAGAGTTTATCATCTTCAGGGAAAGTGCGTTCCTGCTCTTCTTTACTTTCTGGTGTAATTGTTATGGATCCTTCAGTTCTCTTTCTTCTCATACCAAGTTGTTCTTTATCTATCTTCAATTCGTTATCCATTTACTGTTGTCATTCCTTCCAAAATTTCAATTCGTTTTTCAACTTCATCTGCAATATTTTGGTATACAGTATGAACGTTTTTATCATGAACATCTTTTAGATTATAAGTGATTCCTGTTCTATCAAATCTCTTTAAACGTGCCATTTGTTTAATGATATTACTGAACACATTAGCTTTACCGAAAATCTCTTCAGCTTCTTGAAGGATATCCTTGTCAATTTCATTACCGTTTTGCATCAATACAGGTAATGCCCCGATAATTTCTAATGGTAAATTGTAATCATCCGCTAAAGAGAATACATGTTCAACGTATTTCTGAGCACCTTTTAATGATCTTTCTTGTGTTTGTAAAATAACCATTACGTAGTCACTAGCGACTAAGGCGCTGTCTGCAAATTTATTTAATTGTGGTGGCACATCAATGAAAATGTAATCATAATTTTCTTTGATTGTACTTAACTGTTTTGCAAAATATGTATCTTGTGAAAAGTCATCCTCAAAATTTCTGAATAGGAACTTCTCATATGTTTGTAAATCCTCATAAGAAGGAAGCACGTCCAAGTTAGGTAGTACATTAATCAGCGCGCTTTGTAAGTTTGCGTCTATAAGAGCCATAGCTAATGTTCTTTTGAATTCCGGTTCAATCGAATGGACTTTTTTCATTGTGTTGAATAGTAAATCGGTCGCATTTGCTTGCGGATCTAAATCTACTAATAAAGTTTTCTTTCCTTGTTTTGCGAATGTATAAGCTAACATTACAGCGTTGGTAGTCTTCCCAACCCCACCTTTGAAGTTACCAGTTGTGATAACTTTGCACATTTTCCGTCACCTCGTAAAAAAAGTTTTTTTATACTTTTATAAATTTATAATTTGATTTTATAACACAACATACCTACGGTAAAGTATAAATTTATACTTTTATACTTTTATAAAAAGTTGATTATTAATCTATAAACAGATGATAGTTTATAAGATGTTTTTTTAAAAGATTGTATTATCAGTGTTTATTAGCTCTTTTTTTATAAATTTATACTTTTATATTTTTATAAAAGTATAAATTTATAAAAAGTATATCATTCTATTTTCGAAAAACTAGTTTTTTATAAAAGTATAAATTTATAAAAGTATAAAAATGAAATTGGATTTTTATATAGAGGGGAATATTACAGGATTATAGGGGTATTTACAAAGAAAAAAGCTTGTTGTAACGTAATAAACAACAAGCAACATTCTACAAAACAAAACAGAATTTGATATTTTACATAAACGAAGATCATGAAGATCGAACGAGATAAATTAAAGACAATTGAATATGAACATAAAACAAAAAGCCACTCCAATTGCTATCGGCTACCAACCTTTAGCGGAGTGACTCAGTTCTAGTAATTGCTACCAACACTTACTAGAATGAACTGTATTAACCGACAGTGTTAACGTTTAAGTAGTGTACCACCACTAACCTTAAACAACTATGCCTTTTCACGAGGCTTCTTTGATATACCCATTTTATCTATTGTTTGACTAAAATTCAACTAGTAAATGCTAGAATTGTATTTTTTGTAGTCAAAAGATATATAACGGGCATCTCTAATCCTAGAAGTCTTGTGAATGTACAGGCCATTTTAGGAATTGGAGATGCCTTTTTGTTTTGGTTCGCGTGGAATTGCCTGAAACCACGTAAATAAAAACTGATAAGCCGTAATTCCGTGCTGCTATACATATAGGAGGAACGTGTTACGTGCGTGGCTAGCTGTTGGTCGTGCAGGGGGTACAGAGTATGCGCCTACAAAAACAGCACCCCTCATTGGAATCCTGTTCTTCTGGTGAGGGAGGGCGAGAACTTGCCCAGGGACGATTCTCTAAAAGGTTCGGGTGGTTATCGTTAGCATTACGGTGCTAGGGAGTACATTCAGTTTGTCGTGTAGGGACGATATTACAAGGACAAGCCATAGAAAAAGGATGTATGCGGTGAAAATCGCTGAGTGAACAGGGTCTATACATACGGATACCTTATAAGTGACCGCATGGCGAAAACAAGACGCTTATCCATCTATTTTGATTGATTACTTTTTTCGTGATCTTTCAAAGTAGGGGATAAATCTGCCTTCCAGCCGTGTTCCTTAATCGTTCCCACATGATAAAAACCTTCAAAACTTCCAGTCAAGCTTAATTACGAAGAAAAGATGGAAAACATGAGATTGTTTAAGATCTAGGGGAATGACTTACTAAGATAGAGGAATAAATAAAGGATTTACTACTTGCTTGGTTAGAGGATAAGGGGACGTTTGGTAGAATAGGCCTTATTGTAGAATTTGGTTTTACACAACGGATATAGTACGTGAAATTTAATAAGCAATTTATCTGAAGTTTTTTATTGTAATTTGTATACTAAGGGTACAAGCGATACATGAATTGGTTTAAATGAAGAAATTTAAAAGTTTTTTCAGATAATGTAACATATCTATTCAGGTTTTAAGGGGTGTGTATGGTATAATGAAAACATCCCATCGTAGTTGTGTACGATGGGATGTGAAAGGTGGTGAGTATTATGGATACAACAACAATTATTGCGGTTTGCGCAATGGCTAACGTTGTACTAGGCATGATGTCATTGGTAGTGACTGTCCTAGCGGCCCACATAAATTCCAAAAAGTAAAAGTAATATTTTATCCAAAGTCTTTCAGTGTTGGTAGCACTGGAAGGCTTCTTTTTTATCTTTATCTTTATCTTATCTAAAGTATATCATGCAATATAACATAACTTCAAGCGCAGGGGTGGTGTGCATTAATGAATAATTTATATTAGTTAAGTTTCATAAAGAAAAGACACTCTAAGGTGCCCTTATAATTTATTTTAATTTTGTATATACTTCAATGAATTCTTTTAAACGATCTGTAGTGTCTAACGCTTCTAATCTTCGTGCCCATCCCCATTCTTTTACTAAAAACGGTTCTCCATGCCATAAAATTTCTACATCACGACGATGACGAGAATCCCAACTATCCGAAGACTTTACATAGTATGCATCACTAGTTACTCGTACAATGGCAAATACATTAAATTTCGTCATTTGGCCAGTTCCGATAACTATAATATCATGCGGGATAACTTTATCATAAAATCGATCAAAGAATGTTTGGATTTGACCCCAACGACGTTTTTTTTCTGCATTTTCATCTAAATCTTTAAATAATTTACTTTTACCAGCACTACTTAATTTTCCATAATCAAGGTTAATTCCGTTTTCATCTAATGCTACAAAAGGTTTCTCGTTATTCATAAAACGTTCCGCCCATTCTTGATAAGTCTTCATTAAATAAACATTCATGATAATACCTCCATTAAGTAATTAGTAAAAATAAAAAAGTTACTTAGTAAACGCCTTTAAATCAATGTTTATAAGTAACTTGGATATTTGAGATTATTATAATAAACATTGATTTAAAAGTAAAGTAAGTATTTATCGACAAATTACTTAATGAACGCATAAAGAAAAGACACCCTAAGGTGCCTTCCTCCGACTTGAGCCACTTTAATTTTAATAATATGTATCTCGCAAATATAATTTTACCATATTTATGTATATCGTTTATTGAGAAAAAAAAGCACTCTTTCGAGTGCCTTCAACTATTCTACTTTTAACTTAATCTCTTTACCCATCATACCGCCACGAGCTTTTAATACTAAGCCTTGTGCGTCAGCAGGAACATCAAAAATGATTTTTCCTGTTTGAGTTAGTCCAGGGTTAAGTTGTTTTAAGAAGAAATCAGATTTACCGCCGTTACCTACATCAAAAGCAGTTTGAGCTTGTGTAGAGTATTTGAATTCACGATCTTGATTATCAACTAATTTGAAGCTGTTAGCATCGACAGTGATAGCGTCTTTTTGGTTGTTAGTGATAGAAACCTCAACGATTTTAAACACACCTTGCGCTTTTTCGCTTAAGTATTGACCACCTACTGAATCTGTTGATTCAACAGAACCTACAGCGATTTTAACTTTAGAAGACTCGCCCTCTTTAGAAAGTTCCTTTTTAGGTTCTTCTTTCTTTGGTTCCTCTTTTTTAGCTTCGTCTTTCTTAGGCTCATCCTTTTTCGTTTCCTGTTTAGCCTCTTGTTTTGGTTCAGTAGAAGCTGTTTTAGTATCTTCTGTATCCTTGCTGCTATTACCATAAGCTCCGAGTACTACGATAACAACGATAACCCAGAACCACCATTTTTTGTAGAACGGTTTTTTCATTTTTGTTTCCTCCAGTTATGTAAAATGTAAGATTTCCGAGCCTATCATAGCAAACAATCAATTCGAATATTGTCATATTTTGTCGAAAGAAAATAAAAAAGAGAGCCGAAGCCCTCATTGGTTAATATGGTAAAATTATGTAAAATTTTACCTCTTTATTTTGGAAATGATTTCTTTTACTATGGATTCAAATACAATATCTTTAATTTGAAATATTGAGCGCTGCAACGCTCCGTATTTTGTTTTAGAATCTTCAATAGAGGATTCATATTACCTTGATGTTTAAAGGTGTTTATACGTTAAAATAAGGAGTGTGAGACCTACATAAAATACTTTTTCACCAAGTATGTATATTCCACTAAGAGGTTTAGTGCTTTCTTTTGTGGTTCTGTGTCTAGTTTAGAAATTTGATCTAATATGACCTCGACTTGTGGTGGTATCCGGTATTCTCTGCCGACCAGATTGTCCAGACTAATGTTATATAGATCAGCAATCTTGATTAGAGTAGAAACGTCAGGTTCAGATCTTCCCGCTTCCCAATTGGTATATGTTGAACGAACAACATTAAGATGGTGAGCAACATCATTTTGAGTAAGTTTGTTTTTCTTTCGAAAGTATATAAGTCGTTCGCTAAGCAATGACTATTCACCGCCCTTTTTTATCTGTGACAATTATAAGCGAACGAGCAAAGTAAATGGTATATATTTGGATAAAACGATTAATTATAAAACATTTTAATTTTAAAAAGATTAATTTTGAATCATGATAAAAATACTTAGAACAAAAGTTCGATTTTATGGTAATATATGCATGTGAGGTCTTCAAGCGTTCCATGCATAATTGCATATTTTATTTTTGTATCGCTTGAGAAACCTTGATAATAAGGGATTTCTTAATTTTCTCAATAATTGTCTGATAACTGCATGACTGAAATTTGCCAAAAATGTGATATTATGAAAACAAATAAAATAAACGGACGTGAAAAAAGACCCACGGTGTAAGTAGTGCTGGTAACACTCTTACACTGCCCCCTAACCACACTAGGGAACATTGTCGCGGATCTTGTACATACATATTATAACACAACTTAGAGTGAGAGTGACACGTTTTCCTTTTATGTAAGAAAATGGGGTTTACGTGTCTTTTTGTCCACGAGGAGGACAAATAATGCAGAGTTTATTAAGTAACATGCATGAGGATTTAAAGAGTAACGGGTACACGAATCGTAAATTAGCTAAACGATTCGATGTTAGTCACACAACTGTGAACAGTTATTTTAAAGCGACTAGTGAATTTGACTTTATGCACTTTGTAGAATCATTGAGGTTGCATAAACCGAATAACATCAACTATAGAAGAGAATGCGTCAAAAAAATGTTCGAACAATTAACGCCAGTTAATGAACGGGTAGCCATGGAAGTTTTGAATATGTATGGCGAATACGGATTACAAAAACAATTGACCGCTAAAATAATAAACTCAGATAAAACTACGAAAAACGCAAGAATAAATAAGAAAATAGCATCTATTTATGATTTACTTGCTCTGCGACTGTCTGGAAGGATATCTAATAATGACTTTTTTGTGGAGACGGACAAGATGAGGAATTCTTTTAAAACATCTAACAACGAAGCTAAAATATTATCAGGGTTTGCGTTTATATATGCTCAACTAAATTTTGGCGACTATCGAATGGTTTCACAATATACAAATCAATTGAAACCAATGATTGATGATGTTAGTAAAGATACCATTAGAAAATCATATTCATTACGAATAAAAGAAATGGAGTCAATGAGTGCACAAAGAGGAAATGATTTAGAGACTGCGAGGAAATTATGTTTCGAAATTATAAACGATGAAACTAATCCTTATGATTGTATGAAATCATTAGCTTATTGTACATTGGCCGAAACGCATATGATGGATTATGAAAAGGCACATTATTTTTTAGAACAATCTTTCGCCACTCTTCCAATCATTACAAATAAAAAACTTCTTAATCGTAAAGGGTTTATAAAAAACACGCTTGATTTTCTTAATATAGTTCATGAAAAGAATCTTGATAAAATAAACCCGTCGAGTTTAGCTGAAAAAGCACATTTATACGCAAAAATAGGCAGAGAGAAAGAGGCGATTATTATTTTAGAGGGGTTAGAAAAGAAATATGGCAGTCTTTCTCCTTTCCAAAAATACTACAAAGGTCTTGCTACAGGAGATAAAACATTCTTTGAAGAGGCCATAGCAGATTTTGAAAAAACAGGTGATTTTTTCTATATTTCCCTACCTAAAATGGCTTTGAAATGATATAATGAAGGCATACATAAAGGTGGTGAAATGATTGAAATTAAAGGTCATTAAATCGATTTTAGCGATTGCCGCTGTAGCTTGTTTTTCTTTTACAGCAGTAAAAACAGAAGAAACACAACAGGTTGCTAAATCAGAACAACCTGTACTATATATGGAAGCTGATCCCGGTGGGACAGGCGGCTGATTCTGTCGCAACACAACGGGAATTTAATAGATAAAGGAAATGACACTATCAATTGTTGATAGTGTCATTTCTAATTTAAGGGGAATGGAAGCGAATCGACCATGTGGTCAAATGCTTTCCAAAACAGTCTTATAAAAGCTGATACATAAACATTTCGAGGGGGACAACGTATTATGGAGAATTTAGTATCTGAATTATTATTAATGGAGAAGACAGAAGGGGTAAACATTGATCATCTACGTGAAATGCTACTAGAATTATCAAATACAGAAAAAAAGTAAAATAAAACTCCGTAGACAATTATTAGTCTCACGGAGTTTTATTTTTAGATATAAAGCTTTGAATTGTTGATTTAAATAACTCTTTGTTGTCCTCTGATAGTTGGTTGATTAGTTTCATCCATTCGTTAGTCTCTTTACTGATCTCTTCTGTTTCTTTTACTGTTAATTTTTGATGTATTGATCTTCCTAATAAGTAATCAACTGAAACCTCGTATATGTCTGCTAGTTTAGTTAATGTCTCGTAGTCAGGTTTACGTCTTCCTGATTCGTAACTAGATAAAGTGGCTTTGTTCACGTCTAATTTTTCTGAGATGAAAGTCTGTGTGTAACCTTTCTTTTCGCGACACGCTTTCAATCTTTCGTTTAAGTTCATAATTTTATTATTCCCCTTTATAAATAAGATCCCATTGTGTAGTTTGCAATGTTTTGCATTGCAAAGCATTGTTCTTTAATTACAGTATATATACTTTTTGACAACTTTTCACTATCTGTAAAAATATTTTTAACAAAATGACAAAACGGGGTTTACATTTACGAAATGACAACCTATAATGAAATCAAGAAGTTGTCAAAACGACAACGACAGGAGGTGAAGCGGATATGACTTTCGGAAGCAGAGTTCGAGATATTCGCAAGCAAAAGAATATTACTCAAGAAAAATTAGCTAAGAAGCTTGACTTCAGCCACGCTTCAGCTATTTCTTTCATAGAAAACGGAAAGAGAAGATTAGATGCTGAAAAGATACCTACCCTAGCAAATGCACTTGGAGTATCAATAGATGAACTTTTTTTTGCTCAAAATGTTGTCGAAATGACAACATCAAGAACGGAGGGGAAATAAAATGGATCAATTACAAGTTTTAAACGAGAAAGTAGGTGAAACGAATGAATGAAGTGATGAACTTATCAAACGACATCAACGTCATTACAGCAGAAATAAAAAGCTATCAACAAATTGCAGGACAGTCGATATTTGAAATTGGAAAGCGATTAAAACATGCGAAAGAAAATGATTTGATGCATGGTGAATTTGGTAGATGGTGCGAGAATCAACTGGATTTTTCGCAAGAACAAGCAAGGAGATTCATGCGCGCTTACGAACAATTCGAAAATTCCACGACGTCGTGGAATTTAGCGCCAAATAAAATTTTTGAAATGTTATCACTTCCACAAGAAATAGATCGCCAACAATTCATCGAACAACCACATACCATTCCATCAACAGGGGAACAAAAAACAGTCGATGAAATGACGGTTCGTGAGCTTCGGGAAGTGAAAAAGTCCCTTAAAGAAAAGGACAAGCTCTTAGAACAAGCAGAGCACAAAATACAAGAATCACAAAGGGAATTAGAACAAGCAAGAAAATCAGAGCAAGTCGCAATGAAACAACTAGAAAACGTACATAATCAAGAACCTCAAGTTGTTGAAAAAGAGATAGTAAAAGAAGTACCAGTTGTTCCGGATGACCTTCTTAACGAGATTGAAAGGTTAAAAGAAGAGAATCAAGAGTATAAAGACAACGCTGATTTCTACAAACAAAAAGCTGATGCATTATCTAAAGATGCAAACGACATGGAAAAAGAAGAAAAGTCAATGAATTATATTTCCAATAAGAACGTTCATAACCTTATTGCATACATGGACAAGTTCTTAAAAGATGCAGTGGTTTCTTCTCTTATGAGGGGTTCAATAGCGAATTCGAGTGATGCTACTAAAGATTTACTTAATTCGCGTATTCAAGCCTTTCAAGAGTTCATAAATGATTTAAAAATCGCTCAAACAGGCAGAAAAATTAATTAACTGGAGGAATAAAAATGGATCCAATTAGACAATTACCAATCACGCTTAACGAATCAGGGGATTTAGTTATTAAGAGAAGCAACGATGCAATGATTGAAAAGTTATTTGCGTTGGTACAAACGCAATTCGCGAGTCAAAGCAACATGTTAGAAGAAGTAGGTCAAGATGTAGGGAAGCTTGGCGAGGCAGTTGATATGCACACAGAAAAAGTCGAAACGCTAGACCAAACTGTAGGGAGTTTTGACGAAAGACTAACAAAGGCGCAGTTATCAAATGTAGCTTCAAAAATAATCCGTGATGATTTGCAAAAAGATCGTCATCGAAAAGCGCAACAATTTGTAGGAAACAAAGTACAACTCACATTCGAAGCGATGGAAGGCTCGAAAAATGACTTAGAACAAGCTGTTCGAGACTTAATTAAGAAAGACACAACTAAAGTTATGAGACAAATAACGTCCTACTTAAAACAGCAATTAGGGTTGAAATCCATTGACGATATACCGAACTGCTTAGTAAAAAAACACAAACAGCTCCTTAAAGAACTCACATGGAAAAAATTAAATAATTTTACACAAAAAGGAGGTAAGTAAATCTACAAATTATGTAAGAGGGGGTGGAAGTAGCATGGGAAAATTTCGAGTTATAGCTGGAATTAAAAAGAAAGAAATTGATTACTGCGCTATTTATAGCAGAGTTTTCACTAAAGTAACTAATGACAGAACTCAACAAATCGCTGAAACAGGGGCGTGTGATAAAGATACGATTCGAAAAATAGTGTACTACGGAATTAAGTTTGTTAACCAATTAAAAGATATAAATTCATATGAAGGATTGATAGCTAAATTTCAGCTTATTAGTTGGATAAAAGAAGTTATAGGTGAGTTAACGCCAAGAGAATTTATGACTATATTCCCGATATCAAAAGAGTATAAGGGTAAGAAGTTTGGCATTAAGGATTATTACTCCACAATGGAGGCTATAAACGAGATTGGTATAGACACCAAAATCGGAGAATCTGTTTCGGAGTTCTTGTTTAATTACCATGATTGGAATGACATCTTTGAATTTTGCGTCACTTCATTCACAACCATGAGCGAAATTAAAAGAAAAGAAACAGGTAAGGGACTTACGGAAGAAGTCTTCCCTGATCTGAAAACCTACACTATGTGCGAAACTGGTAACAAAAAAATACTAATAGATAACGAGACAGGACAAACATCGGTAGTTAAACAACCTAGACCAAGATACTTAAAAATTATTGACTAGGAGGCAATGTAAATGATGGAAGAAAGCACATTCTCACATTTTATGATACTGGTAATTGTCATTTTGACCGCAGGATTCATTCGTCTGATGGATTGGATAGATAAAAGGTTTATGAAGGATGAAAAGTGATGGATAGACAGCAGCGGGACAAAGAAGAGAAAGCAAACATCATCAAAATGATACGTGATTTAAAAGATAAAGGGTTACATAGAAGTGCATATAAGATTTGGGAAATGCATAAGGAGTTTATCACTCTAGCTAAATAGGACAAGCGTTGTGCTTGTCATCATGATCAGGAGCGGACACCCTTTCCCCTCCACCTCGTTTCTGGTCATGATGATGCGTACAGCATCAAAACAAAATAAAAACCATTCGACTACGCCTAATCGAATGGTTTGAGAAACAACAGATTATTATGTACCTCTATTATATCACAGTCGTTTCTTCTAAGTAAATAAGGAGTGAAAGCCTATGTTAGATAAAAATCAATCGAAAGTCGTCCTTCCTTCATGGGTATGGGAGGGCGTGAAAAACGAAAAAGAAGCGAAATTGAGGGCGATTAAGTACATTACTCATGACCGCTATCCAGGATACAAAATAATTGAAATTCAAGGTGATATAGCGGTATGCCAAAGGGAGAGTGTATGAAATGGCTTGGAACGATGAGGTTAATAAACCTATACATTTGAAAGGCCCACATTTAGGGAAGTTATTAAGGAGAGTTCGTGATTTAGAAAAACGTGGTTACGATCATGTAAGGCCATACCAAGTTCGTAAAAGTATTTGGAAAGATTATAAATATGATATGAACAAAAACTTTGGAAAAGGAAAGTACAAACTATCTGGATACGAAATTGAAACAGAGTATTCGTTTTTGATGATAAAGAAGGTGGATTGAATGAATTTTATTGATAAAAGACGTGGTTTTTTCATCCTAGAAAATGATGCAATTGATAATTGTGATTTAAATGTTTATGAATTTAAAACATACGCAGTTGTTGTCAGGTACGCGAATCGTGATACACAATCAGCATTCCCTTCCTTGACGACTTTAACTGAGAAAGTTGGGTGTGGAAGAAAGAAAATAATAGAATGTATTAAATCCTTAGAGGAAAAAGGATACATCCAAAAGGTTAATAGGAAAGATGACCAAGGTAATAACTTATCAAATATCTATTATGTTCTTCCTACCCCTAGTGTCTCACAGAAACTAGTAGTGTCTGAGGGAAACCATGGTAGTGTCTCACAGAAACTAGGGGTAGTGTCTGAGGGAAACACTAACAATACTAATCTTAACAATACTAATTTAACAAAAAGTAATAGTAATAAGAATCCATTCTCATTCTATGAAAGTAACATTGGAATTTTAAATCCATTCATGGCAGATAGCATAGAACAGTGGATTAAAGATACAAGCGAAGAACTGGTTATAGCTGCTATGGAACGTGCATTAAAAAAACAAGCTAAATGGAATTATGCTGAGGGTATCTTAAAACAGTGGTCTAACAAAAACATTAAGAATTTAAATGATGTGGAAGCTTTAGAATCTGAATATCAACGAAATAAAGGAGCGAATAAACGTGTCGGAATCGATCGGAAGAGTAATGACTCGGATAGTGAATACATCGGCTTGTAATGAAGAAACAGAAGGATATACATGTGAGCATTGCAATAAATACATTGCAGCAATAACTGTTGAAGTGCCACAACTACGTATTAAAAATAAAATCCTTCCTACTTGTGAATGTGTTGTGGAACGTGAAGAAGCAAAAATACGTGAAGCTCAAAACTTTGCTAAGAAACGAGAAATAGAAAAGTTGTTTAGTATCAGTAATTTAGGAGAAAGATTCTCGAAAAGTACTTTTGAATCGTTTCTAGATAGAAATGGATCAGAGACTGCTTACAAAATAGCGATGAAATACGTAAAAACATTTAAAGAATGGAATGGCGAATCATTAATGATTTGGGGAGATCCTGGGAACGGCAAAACTCACCTAGCTGCAGCAATTGTAAATGAACTTTCGAAAAAAGGATATATCGTTGTATTTCAAAGCGTTCCGGAGTTATTGCAACGCATTCGCAGTACTTTTAATAGTGAAAATAAAGAAAATGAAACACAAATTATGAGAGCACTTTTAGAATGCGACTTACTTATATTAGATGATATTGGAGCAGAAAAGACTACGGAATGGGTAGAAGAGAAATTGTTCAATATTATAGATGGTCGATATAGAAAAGAGCTTCCTACCTTATATACAAGTAATCTTCAACCTAAAGAACTACAGAACCAAGTAGGAAAGCGTTCCTATGATCGAATGGTTGAAACGAGCCTCACGGTTGAAAATAAAGCAGAAAGCTATAGAAGAGAGATTGCTAAGCAACGTCTTCAAAGATTCATAGAAGCGTAAAAGGGGAGAAGGAAAATGTTATTTGATGATGTACAAGCTCCATCTAAACCATATTGCGATATATGCGGTGCAGCAATTGATAACATCGATATACACGAGGTACGTATTGAAGAGAAGGAAATGACAGCTTGCTCAATTTGCTATGGCGATCCAACTGTAAGAAGGATTGACTCGAAAACGTTGTTTGACTTAATAAAATCGGTTGGTAAGCGTTACGGGTACCGCAAGAGTATAAGGGAAGTGCAACAACAAATAGAAGTAGATGTGAAAAGTATAGAAATAGATGTGCTCGAAAAAATGGAAGGGCATTTGTTACGACAACCAACAGGTAAAAAGATTGAATTTTCAGTCGAAGAATTACTATACATCTTTAATAAACTACGTTTACAAATAGCCGGTCACAATAACATCGCTTTTGCAGTAGCCCAAATATCAGAACGGGGAATTGAAGTCGTAATAAGAAAGGATGACGATTATGTGCGCGTGTAATGGTACTGGAGTAATTCAAAACGGAACTGGAATGGGTATGTATCAATTCGGACCATGCGTTTGTGAAGCGGCAAATCAAACACCTGAAGAAGTGGATAGAAAGCGTCATATCGTTATAGCGAGGCTGATGGAAATCCATCGTATGCAGCAGGAAGAGAAAACAGGCGTTGTGGCATGAGAAACGGTCAGCTTTCGTTTGAAGATGTCATAGGAACTTTTGATTACGCAGCTACTAGTACTTCAGAAAAGTTTCTACACAGCAATAACCATAACGCTATAACGCCTACGTATGAAGTTCACTTCTATGATCAGGATGAGAAACAGAAAATTGATTGGTTTGAATCAAAGAGTGAAGAAGCTGCAAATAGCGATGCCAAAGCGAAGCATGGAAGGATTCACATTATAAAAACTGTTGTAAGTGCAAGGACTTTAACGGAGATTATGAATTTAGATTAGGGGGATTGAAATGAAAAAGGGGATTTTAAGTCAATCTGATTATCAACGAGCTGAAGAAAACGGAATAAATAAGAATACTTTAAGAAATCGTGTTTACAACTGCGCTTGGGATGTTGTAGAGGCCGTAACAACCCCACCAGGAAAGAAACGCGCTTCTAAAAAAAGCCAATCTGAAATCTGGCTAGAAATCGCAGTGAAAAACGGAATGAATCCCAACACATTTTATAGCCGAATTAATTTAGGGTTTACTCCAGAAGAAGCAGCCACGAAACCAGTTAAAAAGCCATCTGAATTTATTAAAGAAATGGCTAAGTTAGCTGAAGCAAATGGAATTAACTATCAAACATTTCACTCACGGATACGTAATTATAAGTGGGATATAGAATTGGCAGCTACTGTTCCCCCAATAGAAACAGGGAGACGTTGTTGTAACTAATTTAAAGTGAGGAAGGTGAAACTTTATGAAATATAGTCCTGTTCCTACTTGGGAAGAATATGAAATCGCAAAACGTAACGGAATAAAGAAGTGTACGGTAGATCAGCGGATTAATGTTTATGGTTGGACTGTAAAGGACGCAATTAGTAAGCCTTTATTCGTTAGTTTAAAAAAACTGTATGCAAAACAATGGGAATTGGCACAACAAAATGGTATCTCATATGATACGTTCTTCTCCAGGATTAAACGTTACAACTGGAATCCTGATGATGCGGCAACGACGCCAGTTTTATCGCCGATAGAATGTACGAAAAGAGCACACTCCAAAACAGATATCATAACGCCGTCACAATACCGCATAGCACTAAATAACGGCATTGGAAAACGAACAGTAAGAACTAGAGTCTTTGTACTTAAATGGGAGATAGAACGCGCTATAACGACTCCACCTAATATTAAACATAGAGCTAAGAAGGAGGCAATCTGAAAATGGATTTAGATCGGTGGTATGCCGAAGAAGAATATGCAAGCACGGAGAATAATTATCTTCCAGTTCCAACTTGGGAACAATATGAAATTGCTAAGAACAATGGTATTAGCAAATGCAACGTAGATCAGAGGATTATACGAGGTTGGAACATATTAAAAGCTATCACACGACCTGTGAATGAATCATTTACGAAAAAGTACAAGAAAGAACTAGCAATAGCGGAGGAAAACGGAATTGGATATCGGTTATTTCGCCAACGTATTAAAGAATCTTTTTGGGAACCAATTGAAGCTGCGACAGTCCCAAGATTGACTAAAAAAGAAGCAGCAGAAATATCGTCAAGGGTAAGGAGGAAGAAAAATGCAGTATAATCCCGTACCTACTGAAAAAGATTACGAGATTGCAGCGCGTAATGGAATTTCTAAAGCAAACGTGAATCAAAGGGTATACGGATATCATTGGAGCGTAGAACGCGCTATAACGGAGCCACTCCAAAATAAAAAAGGGAAAGAAAATAACAGGCATTTAGTATGCATCGCTGAGAAAAATGGAATTAGCGCTTCTACTTATTACAGAAGGATTAGAGAAGAAGGAATGACAGAAATCGAAGCAGCGACTAAACCTAAAGGGCATGAAGTGTATCTAAAAATAGCGTCAGAGAACGGGATTAGTGAAAATCTCTACCGCAAAAGGGTGCAAAGGGGTATGCCGAAATACGAGGCAGCGACGAAGCCAAAGGACAAGCGTGGAAGTACGAAAAAGAAACAAATCAGCTAGGGAGGAAACATGGAAAGGCAAGACCGGTTAATAGAACAATTGATTCAGATGAATATATTCAAGCTAAACGACGGGCGCGACTTATTTGAGGGGAGTTGCGAGGAACTGGCGGGGCTACTAAAAGGAGCGAATGAAGATGAATGAAGCAATTAAGACGTATACAGACAACCTATGGAAAGAAGCGAAGTTGAATAAAGAACTAGCTGATGAAGCTTATGAAAAAGGTGATTTAGCGCTATCAGCTTTCCATAAAGGAATGGTAACAGTTTATGAGGGAATCGCAGCAGGATTAGACGATATCATAGCGGATCACGGAGGTGAAGAGTAATGAGAGAAATTGAAAACGGCGTATTTGAAATTACTAAACTATTAGCAGAAGCAAAGGAGACTGAAGAGAATGACAACTAAGATTGTTATATACACAGGAAATTCTTGTCCGAAATGCAAAAGAGCAAAAGAAATGTTAGGAAATTGCCCGGTTGAGGTTGATATTGAAGAATTAAATGTAGATGAAGTTCCAATGCATAGACAAGTACTTACTAAAGTTTATGAATCTAATACTTTACCAACCTTCATTATAGGTGGAAATGTGTATCGAGGTTTTGATGAGAATATCGGAAAAATTATGGGTCACTTAGGACTGTAGGAGGGATTGCATGAAGAAAGAAACTAAAATACAGCTGGAAGGTGAGCTTGAAACAGTAGAAAACGAGATTTACAGGAAGCAATATCATTTGAACGGATTGAATAGCGAAAAACGGAAGACAGAAAAGTCTTTGGAAGAGCTGAAGAGCCGGAGAGAAGAATTGAAAAGTTACTTATAAGGAGCGAACAGAATGTTAAACATACAAAAGATTTTTGAAGCGCAGGACAAGCTAGATCGTAAGGTTGTTGAAGTTCACAGGTTGGAAGGTCAGAACTTAACAGGTGATGTGACACAGGCGTTGTATACAGAGTTAGGTGAGCTTTCGAATGAGATTGGGTTCTTCAAGTATTGGAAGAAGAACAAAAATGATGATAAAGCGCGGCAATACGATGAGTGGGCAGATTGCATGCACTTTATGGCGAGTTTGGGTAACAAGTACGGGCATAGTGAGGATATTATTTCAGTTTTAGAAATGCATCATATAGATGGTGATTTTAATGTTGTAAGTTTTAGCAATAGCTATCACGAATTGTTCGATTTGATATACAGAGCAGATTTAAATAATTTTCATCATTACTGTAACTCACTAAAAGCATTAATAAAGATAGGATTAAAACTTGGGATGACATTTGAAGACATGCGTAAGGCGTACTTCGAAAAGAACCAAGTCAACTATGATCGACTAGCGAGCGGATATTAAGACAAAATTTGAATTTTGTAGAAAAGTAGGTGATTTTATGGAGATACCTAAGTATGTAATCGATAGTATTGAAAAATCCTCTAAAGCTTTTGTGCAAGCTAGAAAACACGAAAAAGTAGTTAGAGAATGGTTAGAAAAGAAAGAGATTGATAATGATTTTATATTGGATAATTGGATAGATTCAGTTGAGTACGGGCATGGATTAGGTAGGGAATTTATTGAATTTCTAAAGAGTTTATAACAAAAGCGTTATTTTAATCGAAAAGGGGAATGAGAGATGGCTAGAAAACAAAAAAATAAAATCGTGAGAGTACAATTCAATGAAGGACATGTAAAGATGTTCGGTAATTCATATAAACCTTGGGAAATGCAGTTTGATGAATATTTATGGTTGTTAAAACAGGAAGGAAAACTTGATGATGTGGAACAGGTAACAGTTTCTGATAGCGAATGGATATCATTTGGTGGATTAAAATGGTGCTCGGAAGAAAGATTTCAACATTTGCTAAATCGTGAAGGGTGTCAGGATTCGGAACCAGATAATCCAAACCCTCGTCAGTATAAGCAAATGACATTCTATGAAGATATTAAAGTGACAAAAAAAGTACTCAAGGCAGTCGAAAACTACAAAAACAACATTTATTAATATTCGAACAAAATAGTTATTTGA